CGTTCGGCCCGTAGCGCGCCTCACGCGCCCAATCGAGAAACTGGTTTTCGGCCTCGGAGGCGGCGGTCGCATCCTCGATCCTGCGCACCTGTTCCAAGGCATCGGCCATCTGCCCGAGCCCGCGCCCGACATTCTGAAGCCCCTGCCCGATCGCGGCCTGACCGCGCGCCTCGGCGGCGCCCATGTCGTCGGCGCTCGCGCGCGTCGTGAAATTCGCCTGCAAGATCGGACGGTCACGAACCTGTTGCTGATATTCAGGGACGATCGGCATCTATTCACCCATACATTCGGTTGTAGCGCACGGCATCACCGGCGCCGCCGAGCACGGTTCCAGCCGCGTTCAGATATCCGGCGGTTCGCGCGGCGCTTGCGCCCGCACGGCTCGACGCTGCGTTCATTCGGCCAAGGTTGGCATCGGCGCGCATGTTGGTGGCGCGCATATCGAAATCGTATGCCTCGTTCGCAGCCGCCCGGCGCACGCGCAGAGCATCGCGTTCGGCCATGACGGCGGTGTCGAGGATGGTGTCGAGCGGCGAGCCGAACCCGAGATCGACGCCGTTCGCGGCCATTGCGGCGCGCTGGCGTCCCTGAAGCTGCGCAGCCTGTAGACGCAGGCGCTGTTCTTCTTCCTGACCGCGCTCCAAGGCGTCGCGCGCGCGGCGATCCTCGATCTTCGCGTTCATGTCGGCGACCTGCGCATTGTAGGTCGCGGCGTTCGCTTGGGCCTGCATTGCGGCGGCCTGCGCATTGCCTTGCTGAATGGCTCCGACCGCACCAATGGCGCTCGATGCGATCGTCAAGGCTGTCATCAGTTCGCACATTGTCAGCGCCTCATTTCAAAGAGCCGGAAGGGCTCCCCGTTGACCCCCAATGGCATCGGCTCGTAAAGCGTAAAGCCCATCCACTGAAGCCACCGCTTCGAGACCTCGTTGCGATCATCGACGGCGTTCTTCAGGACTTCATAACGGCTCAATAGTTGTTCTTTCCACCTGAGCGACTGACGCAGAAACAGGCGGTAGTGATCGCGCACCGCATCGGTGCCGAGCAACCAAGGACATCCCGTCCCTGTCAGGACGTTGATATCGCCCACGCCGAACATGACTTCAGGCTGTCCGTCTATAATCGCCGTCCATGCCTGCGATGACATGGAAAGCGACCGCGAGAGAGCATCGGAAGGCGAGCGGCCACCCGACGCCAGAACCTCGTCCCGATCGGCTTGGCGCATCCTTTCGGCGATGGTGGCGATGTGCGCTTCATCGGCCTCGACTATCTTGAGATCCACAGCCATTCATCGACCGAGCGTCACGTCTGGCATGACGGCGAGGATGGTCATCGGCAGGGGATCGAACTGCTTGACGACGATGTTGCCGCCGTTCGTCCAATCGGCGATCGGCGTCATGTTGAAATCGCCCGTATACATGTCGATCGGGTCGCTCCACGCCTCGTTCGCGCGCTGTTTCCACTCGATCAGTTTGCCGCTTTCGCGCGTCTCGTCGCTCGTGCCGAGCCAGATCCCGCGTGTTTTCTCGACGCGGAACGTGACCTCGGAGATCGTTTTCGACCGGCCCTGCACCGTGCCGAGCCCGCGCATCATGCCGAGATCGAGATCGAGCGTCGTGATCGCGGCGTCGTATGGCAGGCCGACATGCACCTTCGCGGCGGCAAACGGCAACGTGATCGACCCGCTCGTGACGGTCAGGTTGCGCACGACATTGCCGTCCGCGAGCGCCACCACGGTCTCGCCTTCGAGGTGCGACAGGCCCGAGATCGAGGTCGCTGCGGATCCCGAATAGGTCAGGCCGCTATCGACGAAAAACGCATCGCGCACGTCCGAGAACTCGCGCGTGTGCATCCGCTCGATGTATCGCTTGGTCGCGCCGCCGATCGTGCGGTTGACCACGAAATAGGCGACATCCTCCTCGCCCTCGCCGATCACGGTCACGTCCTCGAACGCGCCATCGGTCTCGTGGCGTGTCCATCCCCAGACATCGTGTTCCTTGATATAGGTCAAGGACACCATCGTGCCGTCGTTCAGGACGCACCAGATGATCGAATAGGGCGCCTGCGAATAGGCCCACGCCTTGATCGCCTTGGTCTCGAACAGGTGGCGCGCGAGGATGGTCAGATCCTTGCCGGTGAAATTGTCCTCGGCGAACTCATAGGAGAAATCGCGCACCACGCCGCCGCGTTCCTGCGCAAACAGAACCGTGTTGCCGACCACGATCGGCTGGACGTTCGAGGATCCGCGATAGGATTGCGGCTTGATCACGATCTGATCGGGCGAGAGATAGCCCTGTTCGCCGCCCGAGACGATCCATTCGCCGCCCGAGGTCAGCACCATCAGGCCGCGCGAGGCGGGCATCAGGCCACGGATCTCGTTCACCTGACGGGCGCGGATCCGAAACTCGAACCCGTCGCTGTCCTTGCGCGGGCGCGAGAACCCGAAATTCTCATAGTTTGCCGATTGCGAGAACCAGCAGGCTTGCGGGTTGTTCAGCGTCGATCCGAACACCAGACGCTGTTCCATGAAGGTCAGGCAGCGCGGATAGTTTCCGGTGCCGACGAACGGATTGTATCCGGTCTGCGGCGTGTCGGCGAGGTCGGCGGTGATGTTCTCGTCCACGAACGAGGTGCCCGAGGTGCCGCCGATATAGCCGAAAACGCCGTTATCTTCCTTGTAGACGATATATCGCTCGGCGCCCGATACGGCGGCCCAAGACACCGTGTTCTTGTTGCCCGCGATCGTCAGGTCGTTCGTCGTGGACGCCTCGCTCGACGGCAGGCTTTCCTCGCCCGTCGCGGACGACACCGACGACACCTTGTAGCGGTAGGTCGTGGATCCCGATCCGACGGTCGCCGTGGCCGAAACCGAGCCCGGAGCGGCGTTCGAGGGCGCGAAGGTCGGCGCGGTCAAAGACCAGTTGTCATCGGCCAGACGGCTCAGTTTGCGCGGCGCGTGATTGACGTGGCAGATATACATCACGTCGGCTTCCTGCGCGAACACCAAGGCCTCGACCTCGCTCGCGGTGAAGGGCGTTGCGATCTCGTAAGGCAGGCCGCCCGACAGGATCAGGCCGCCGTCGCGATAGACGCGCATGTAGAGATCGCCAAATTCCAAGACATAGGATTGTTCGGTGTTGAACTGGAACGGGATCAGGCGCACGCGTGACGCGCTCGTCTTGACCTCGTTTATGAACTGCAAGCCAGCCCGGTTCGAGACGCCGCCGTGCGGGTGGATGAACACGTTTCTGGCCTTCTTGAGGCCGACCGCGTATTTCGCCAGATCGACGCGCGCCCAAAGCGCAGGCGACAGTTCCCCGGCAGTGAACGAAGGCTGATAGGCGCGCAATTCAGACATCGCGCACCTTGCGGTTCGTCAGGTAGTCAGGCTCGCGGATCTCGTTCCATTCGGCTGGACTGTCCGACACGTTGCGGATCTCGTTCGCATCGGACGCGGCGGCCTCGTCGTGCGCCATGCGCGCCATTTGCAGGGCGTCCGCGCGCAGCTTGGGATCGCGCGTGAGCGGCATTGCCAGCCGCGCCGACAGCGCCCACGAAACCGCATCCACGAACAGGGGCGGAAACTTGGTCGGATCGGAGAACTCGCGGGTGTATTCGAGATAGGCGGGGTCGATCCCCGTATAGATCAGATCGCCCTCGATCGTGTAATCGTGGCCGCCCGCCTTGGTGGACGCCTCGTCATAGCGCAGATAATCGAGGCCGAGTTCGCCGACCACGCGCACGATCTTCAGGCAATCGACGGGCCGCGAATAGGCGTAGAGCCAACGGTTCGACTTGGTGTTCGTGACCTTTGCCATCGCTGCGGTCTTGCGCGCGAACAGCCACGGATATCCTTGCAGGATGGTGTTGAGCGTGTGCTCATAGAATTGCTTGCACGCCTTGGCCTCGGCGCTGGCCTCGTCGAGCGAGGAGATGTTCGCTTTGCCGAGGTTCGACAGCGCGAGATTGCAGATCGCCACTTGCGAGGTCATCGAGGCACCCTCTCATTGAAACGAGGGGGCGACCGAAGCCGCCCCGTCGGTTTAAATGTCGTCACCCTTGACCGGTGCCTGCTTGGGCTCGGGCTTGGGTTCGGGCTTTGGCGCGGGCTTGACCTCGACCGGCTGCATCCACGAGCCGATCTTGGTTTCGCCCGTGACCGTGAAGCGTTCGCCTTCTTCGCGCACCTTGCCACCGTAGTGACCACGCGCCTTGGCGATGACTTCAATGCCGTTCTGTTCAGGCTTCGCCATACTTCACCCGATCAGAAATCGACGCCGTTCGACTGCACCGCAGCAACGATACCTGCGGTCACTTTACCCGTGGTCGGCGCAGTGCCGGTCACGTCGTAATGAACGCGCAGATAACGCTCGTCGGCGCCGGGCAGAACGAAGTTCAGCGAGGACACCTTTCCAGCCACGAGATCGGCCAAAGCGATCGTCTGGGACGCGATGGTCTTGGGCGAGCCGAAGTTTTCAACGCTGTCCACCTGCACGGAAACCGTGAGGGAGGTCAGGTTGTTGAAGGCCTCGACCACTTGGATATTGATCGGCAGGCGGTTGCCCTTGCCGACATCGCGGGTCAGTGCCGCAGCCGCGCCGTAAACGGTGCCGGTCGCGCCGAGGTCGATGATGTTCGTGGATGCAGCCGTCGCGGTGATGGCCTGTGCGTCCGAGAACAGGAGGGTTTTATCGAAGATCATGGTTCCAGTTCCTTTCGGTGGAGGGTTCGGCGCGGCCTGTCACCGCGCCGAAATCAGGTCATCAGACGACGCGGGCCTCGGTGTTGAGGAGCGCATCGGTTTCGCGGATCGGGATACCGCGATAGGTCATGACCTCGCGGCCTTCGATCTCGCGAGGCGTCAGGCGCAGAGCGCCGTTCGCGCCGGAGCCGTTGCCGACTGCCAGACCATCGAGGGCTTCCATCACGTCGCGGTTGCAGTAGATCGCAATGCGCGAGTTCTGCGCGTCCATGCGGCGGGATTGCAGCTTGTAGAACGCCTTGCGCATCAGCGCGTAGAGATCCACGGAGCCAGCCAGCATCTCGGACACGTCGATGTTCGCGATGCGGCTCACATAGCGCCAATCCTTGACGGCCATGCCCATGTGCCAAGTGAAGGTTTCTTCCTTGACGTAGTAGGCGTTGCCGTTCTCGTCGGTGACGCGCTGTTCGCCCTTGTCCTGACGGTTCACACCAGCGCGGGTGCCCTCGGGATAGAGCAGGTGGCAGGCGTGATCGCCCCAAGTCACCATCCAGATCGAGGTGTTGTCGGAGCCGGTGCCGCCGCCGTCAACGATCTGGTTTCCAGCCGCGCCGCCGCCGAGCGAACCAAAGCGCGCCGCGAGACCTTTGAACTTCTCGGGGGTGGTGGCGGTGTCGTGGTAGAACATCCCGGTCGCCATTTCTTGGTTCATGGCTTCGAGGTGCGACTGAGCCTCGCCGAGACGCAGCGCGGCGGGGTTCTTGGAAATGTCGAGAACGCGCGTATCAACGCCCGACCGCGCTTCGAGGAAGCCGGTGGTGTCATCGACCTGTTGGGTCTGCGACTTGGACTGGGGGATGCCCTGATACAGGCGGCCCCATGCCGGGGTCGGCAGGCCGGTGCGGATGACGTGACGGTGCGTCGCGCCCATGTTGCACTCCATCGCGACGGCGTCGTCGAGGATGGGGTTCTGTCGCTTGAGAACCTCGATCACCTCGCCGATCTTCGGATCGGCCTGCTTGTGAACGTCGATGAGGTTCAGGTAGTTAGAGGCCAGAGTAGCCATCGTTCATTACCCTTTCGGTTTGTCGTCGGGATACAGAATGGACGCGGTGTCCCGCTTCTGTGCCCGTCCGGGGTTTTCACTGATGGCCGGATTATCTTCGCC